AGTTTTCGCTAAGTACGGCTATTGCTCTTTTTTTCAACCAGTTCATAATTTACCCCCTTATTCTTAAAATTGCGCTGCCAATTATTACTTGACCAACTAAAATTGCTGCAACTAAAACTTCTTTAGCCTTTTGTCTTTCTTGAGGGCTCATATCCGCTCCAATATTTGCCAAGGCTTTGCCTAATTCACATTTTTGTTCTTCTGTTAACCCCTCTATTGCTTCTTCTGGATTAAAGCATCCAGCAATTGCATTTACAAAAGCCGCTGGGCTTTCTAACGTAAGAAGGGCGGATGCAACTTCTGCTGTAATAACTACAGGATTTCCATTAGCATCTTCTCTTACTTCTACTGGAATCATTGGAGGAAGATCTCTGTATTCAATTCCTGCTGCAGCAATAGCGGATGCTTCTACTGGACCACCATCTGCTGATACTATAAGTGCTTCTGCAACTAAATCTTTTTCTGCTAACGTTAATACTCCATCTTCAGATAAAGCTTCAGACAAATTAACAACTTCTTCTGTACTTATTTCTCCATCTGCTGACAAAGCTTCTATGACCGCTTCAACGTCTGCTTCTGTAATTTCTCCATTTTCAATTAATTCGCTAACAGCTTCCTGTATTTCTTCAACTGTTAATTCTGTTTCCTCATTTGCTATTTCTTCATTTAGCTCTTCATCTAATGGCTCTTCAGCTGGAACCTCTTCTTCAACTGGTTCCTCTTCATTAGGTTCTTCTGCTGGTGGTTCTTCTGCAGGTGGCTCTTCTGCAGGTGGTTCCTCTGCGGGTGGTTCTTCTGCAGGTGGCTCTTCTGCAGGTGGATCCTCTGCAGGTGGTTCCTCTGCTGGTGGCTCTGTAATTGGACCAAGATCTATTATGACTGGAGGATTAGCAACTAAATTTGAACTTTGAGTAGAAGGAATTGAAATTACAGTTTCAGCATAATTACTTACAGGTCCAGACCAGTTTGCAATTCTTATTGTATATGTTGCTCCTTCTTCAAGTCCTGTTAACTGTATTGATTCTGGGGCTCCGTCAGTATTTAATGTTTGACCAGCATAAGGATTTTCAACATCTGGACTATTAGCAATTACTTGATAAAACCAAGTGTTAGCTGTATATCCTGATGGAAGCTCTGGAGCTACGGTAACAGTTGTGCCTTCAACAATTGTTTCTGAAATAATTGGGGCTGGAGTTGGAATGTTATTACTAATTGCCGTAGTTAACTCTTGAGCATTTGTATTTAACGCTGTTTGCAAATTTGTTTTTGTAATAGAGGCTGTGTTTATTGAATTATTTAATGATGATATATTAGATGCAAGCGTGGCGTTAGCAGCATTATTTACTGCATTCTGAGCAACAACTGGTGTCAGGCTTTGATTTAATTGAGTAATATTTGCATTTGCCGCATCTACTGCTGCCTGTACAGAAGAAGTATTTGGATCTACGTATGGAGTAAATGCTGAACCCTGACTTATTTGTCCCGCAAAACCTGATCCTGTATTTGTATCTTCTATTGGAATAATTGTTCCATTAGTTGTTTCTCTATAATTAAATCTTGCACCGCCTGGAATTGGACCTGTTGCAGTTACGTTAGCTATCCATGCACCATCATTTGGATTTACATCAGCATTAAATCTAATTTGAACCATTTGAGTAGAAGCATCTTGTTGTGGAAATGGTCTTACATCCCAAGCAATATCTAAACTTGTGCCTGTAGTTGAATATGTAATTCCAGTTCCTGTACTCCAGGTTGTCCAATCCCAACCCGCAATAGATACGGATGGAGCATTAGGGGTTTGATAGTAAACCCAACCTTCATCTACCCCAAATGTTATGGTTGCGTTGGATCCTACATATACGTTAGTATAAAGAGTATTTCCCATTAACAAATTAAACGGAAGATTCATTCTTATACCAGCATCGTCTACCCCAGCCAAAACATTTGTAGTTGTGCCAATAGTTGCTTGTAAATTATTTACTGCTGTCTGAGCATTATCAATAGCAATATTTGCTTGAGTTAATTCTGTTTGTGCTGTTGCCTGTGCTGTTACTGCAATATTTCGTGCAGACACTGCTTCAGATACTGCTGTTTGAGCAGTTGAAGTATCAATATTATTTATTGCAGTTTGAGCTGTAGATATGGTTTCTTTGGCATCTTGAACTAATTGTGAGCTTTGGTCTATTGGAGTAGATGTAAGATCTACTGCATTAATTTCAGCGGTTGCTGTATCAATTGCCGCAACGCTTGCTTGAGCCACACTAACCAGTTGGTTTATTTGGGATACTTCTGCAACAGCTTCTGCTCTTTCTGATTGAGCAACACTAATTGCGGCAGTTGCTGTATCTGTAGAGGCAATAGCCTGTTGAACTTCTGTAGTAGCCGTCGCCAATGCCTGATTGACTGCTTGTTGAGCAGGGCTTACAACTACTTGTTCTGAAGGCGCTGGAGGCTCTTCTGCATATGAAGTAGTTGGTCCAAAAATAAAAAGCCAGCCCACAACAATGAGGCTGGACAGTAGGTACTTTGCCCTTCTAGTCAATTAGGTTTCTCCTAAGTAAAACAATACTTTTGTTTACTTAAGAATTATAACACAATGATCTTATTAAATTAAACTAGTTAACTACTTTACATTGTCTGTTTTATAAAAACCATTGCCTTTAAACTGTATTCCAAAAGATCCGTAGTGGCGTTGCATTTTCTTTCCACAAACATTACACAGATAAGTTGGTTCAACATCTGTAATCGATCTTTCTTTTGAAACAATGTTTTCTGGAGTGCAATCACATTTGTATTCGTAAATAGGCATTACTTACCGCTCTTTTTTCTTTTCTCAGCTAAGGCAACAAAATCTTTGACCTTAGTCTCTCCCATGTATCCCCACGCATAGCCATCTTCAATCATTTGTTCATTGATAGATTTAGAATTGCCGTCAAGGTAGACCCACCCTAAAATGCGACCATACTTTTCAGAACTGTCTGGCTTTTCTGTCTTTACCACAATGTCTTTGGCATCTTTAAATTTTGACTTAAGGTACTCTTTTGACTCTAAGCCTAATGTTTTTTCAAGTTTATCTGTTGTTCTTGACTCTGGCGTATCAATGCCAGCTAGCCTAAGTCTTTGAGAATATGATATGCTGAAACCAAGATCAATATCAACGTCAATAGTATCTCCGTCCACTATCTTTGTTACTTGCTTAACTCTGTATTCAAACATAATTCTCCTTAATTTTGATGAGCAGTTTACAGTCATGCTCAGGACTATTCCAGTTGTTTTAAGTCGCTGTCTCCCCCGACTATCCTGGGCAGCGATGCCCATATCTGCGACTCCCCAGTGACGGGGTGCAGATCTTTATTATACTATTTATTTGATCTTGATAGTCTTTGGCTTCTTCTCTTCTGGTAAAATGCGTACGATATCGATCTTAAGCATTCCATCCTTTAGTTCAGCAGCCTTTACTTCCATATACTCACCAAGAGCCCACTCACGAGTAAATTTACGGGCAGCAATACCACGGTGGATAAACTTCGAATCGCTATCCTCCGCTTTTGATTCTCCCTTTACTGTAAGCTTGCCGTCTGCTGTTGATACATCAATGTCTGTTTTACCAAAACCAGCAACGGCTAATTCGACAACAAAGTTGTCTTCGTCTACCTTGATTACGTTATATGGTGGGTAATTTGTAGAAGCAGATACTGTTTGGACATGATTCCATGTATCTAGCGCCCTATCAAACCCAATAAAAAATGGGTCCTTAAAAAGGTCCCATGCAAATGTTGTTACCATTTTATTCCTCCTTCAAGCGAATAAGTTAATTTAGGACCCCGTTAGGGCATCCTAGGATAATTATATCATATTTAAAAAATCTTTTTTTTCTTATCTTTCATTTTTTCTGCGTCTGCTTCAGATGCATACAAAGCTCTAAGTTGAGCTTTAGCGGCAGATTCTCCTGAATGGCATCCGACCAATTCTCCGCTACCCTGCTTTACAACAGCGTACCCTTTACATCCTGCTACGTTTTGTTTAATTTCCCAAGGCATGTTTTTCTCCTAATCGTTTGGTATATCTTTAAAGTCTTTTGGATCTATTTCCACAAGACCTTTTTCTTTAGCTATTTTTTGTCCTTCTGGACTTAAATGCAAAGTTGCCTGTAAATTTTCATCATATTCAATTTCTACTAAACCAGCTTCATACAATTCAATCAAAGATCTATCAACATAATCAACATGAGACTGCCATAATTCTGGAGCTAAATCTTTTGCAAGTTCTTGATTTATGGAATAAATCATCTCTCCATTTTCATCCATGCCCTCTAAACTAACCACTCCTATCTCTAGATAATATGCCAACATCTCATCGTCATTCTTATCTTCAAGACTCATTTATGGTTCCGTCCTCATTTTTATCAATTGTTGTTTCTACTATCTGTTGAACATATTCAGAGAAGTGTTTTCTAATACTTCCCAATGGCCTGGAACCAGAAGATTTCCAGATTCGTTTATATTCTATCACATTGGCAAATGTGGTAGGACAAAGTGGTACTCCATTATACTCTTTTAATACTGTAGGCAGTGGGACGTGTTTGCCGCAACACTTACATTCTTTTGCTCTTTCTTGATATATACTCATACTATTTCCATTCCGTCTAATACATCTGATAAATCCTTGGGCATTCTCGGTGGCCTTATCATGTTCATTACGATCTCGTCTTCTTCTTTTTCTCTATCCCACTTCAAAGAGCTGTAGGTATGTATGTCTATCTCTTCGTTGTTTTGTGGCCTGCTTCTACTAATTGCGTTATATACAGAACCGCAAACAGCATCAGCCAAGTCTTTCGATCCTTTTCGTGGGTGATCAACCCTGTCTCTCATAATTTTTAATTGAAGCAATTCGTCTATAAGCAATTTAATTGCAGGTCCGCTTAATCTATCTTCTGCAACGACCATAGCCATGTCATCGTAATGTTTCTTTGCAACTGACAATGTTTCTGTGTTGATACCATATTGTTTTAATTGTTGCATCATGTCGTGAGAGTTCCAACGGTCAAATGTACAAACACGAATCTTAAATCCTTTTGTTCTAAGAGATAATATATAATCTTTAACTTCTGTAAAGTCTACGGATTTATCTGGAGTAGGTGTCCAATATCTAACTGCATCAACTTCTACAATTGGAGCAGGCTGTGAATAAGTGTCTGTTACTTTTACGTTTACCCATTTTTGTACGTGTGCCATTGAGACCGCACAATGGTCATGCTTCTGTGCGAGGTCTACATGCAAGAAGTATTCTTTGTCTGGATCTGGTGCAAACCAAGTTTCAAATCTTCCAAACTCATCTACTGCTAGAGCCATATTGCTAAATGCTTTTTCAATTTTTTCACGAGACTTAAAGAATGCATCAATTGCTTCTGATGGCATACATGCAAATCTTCCTAGTGCGTCTGGAGCATTTTTATAGAAAGCAACTTTAAAATCTTCTATGCTTCGTGTAGGATTAATTTCCCATGTAGGTCTACGCAAAGCATACATCCTAGGATATTTATAAGATAGGATATGATCTTCTTCCCACTCAATATCAAACTCATTGCCTTCTGTACCGTCTGGTAGAGTATTGTCTAATTTAAAATGATGTGTTCTTACTACCGTTTCTTTTTCAGCAACTACATCGTCATATCTTTGTTGAATATAATCGTTTTTATATCTTGGGAATGAGAGCAAAATAA